GGAAAGGGAATGAAATGACAAAGAACGACTTGATTAAAACTTTTGGCAGCATCCAGCTATGCGCCCACACGCTAGGCATATCGCGCCAAGCTGTTCACAAGTGGCCTGCACAACTTACGCAACACCAGGAAGATTGGGTGGTAGGTGCTTGCAAGCGTTTGGGGATTCCGGTTCAACGGGAGGTGAAATGAAATGCGAACCATGCACCTCTTTGCAGGACACGGCGGGGACTACTTGCTGACCTCATCCTCGGACACACGCCAATTGTCGCTGTTGAGTGGGACAGATACGCCTGCCAAGTCCTCAGAGAACGAGCCGCAGACGGATGGTTCCCAGGATTGCAAGTGTGGGAAGGGGACGTTAGACTGTTTGATCCATCCGAGTACACCGGAGTCGTGGACTGCATTCATGCAGGATTCCCTTGCCAGGATATTAGCGTCGCCGGTAGTCAAGCAGGAGTTGGCCCAGAAACGCGCAGTGGCCTCTACCGTGAAGTCCTCCGCATCGCTGGCGTGGTTCGACCCAAGCAGTTGTTCCTTGAAAACGTCGCAGCAATCGTTACTAACGGACTCGAAACCGTCCTCGCTGATCTTGCCGCGCTCGGGTATGTATCTGAATGGCTATGTATACGCGCTTCCGACTGTGGGGCTAATCACGAAAGAGATAGATGGTTTCTACTTGCCCACTCCAACGGCTCACAACGCAAAGGAAGGAGCGTATCCAGCGGAGGGGACGAGAAACACTCCGACTTTGGCATGGGTGATTGGTGGAAAAATAAACCCACAATTTGTGGAGTGGATGATGGGGTTCCCGGTCGGGTTCACCGTCTCAAAGGATTGGGTAACGCCCAAGTCCCGCTCCAAGCAGCCGCAGCATACCGACTTCTCGGAGGGCAATGATGCTAGAGCCTAATCTTCGCGCCTATCAAATAGAGGCGATACAGTCTTTGCGTCAAGGTGTAGCGCAAAAGATCAAGCGCCAAGTCCTCATGTCTCCTACCGGATCAGGCAAGACTGAAATCGCTATGGCAGTGATCTATGGTGCAGTCTTAAAGGGCAAGAGAGTGGTGTTCCTATGCAACCGCATTAACCTCGTTAATCAGGCTTCCAAGCGGTTTTACAAGGCAGGGATAAGCCACGGCATCATCCAAGGGCAAAACACCCGTAACACCGACAAGCAGGTGATTATTGCCTCCATTCAAACTGTCGCCAAAAGAGCCATGCCTGAATGCGATTTGCTCGTAATCGACGAAGCGCACGGTTGCGCGGGTTCCAAAGAGTTCCGCCAAGTGATCTTCGACAACAAGGACAAGACCATCATTGGCTTGACTGCTACGCCTTGGTCCAAAGGCATGGGAAAGGTCTATCCCGAACTGGACGAGGAACCTTTATTCCAGAAGATGACAGTAGCCACCACCATTGGTGAGCTAATCACCCAAGGTTTCTTGGTGGACTGCGATATCTACGCACCGGAAGACCCCGATATGTCCGGGTTCAAGCTGAAGAAGAACTCCTTTGGTGAACTGGACTATTCTGATGCTGACGTAGGCAAGGCAGTGGACAAGCCAAAGCTCATTGGCGGGATTATTGAACACTGGTTGAAACTTGCCAAAGACACGCCTACCGTATGTTTTGCGTCAAACATTTCTCACTCCAAGCATATCGTGGAGGAGTTCCGTGCTGCGGGAGTCCAAGCTGAACACATCGACTGCTACACCGACGAGTTTGAACGTGCTGCCATTCTGAAAAGGGTGGAAATAGGCGAAACAATGGTGATCTCTAACGTGGGCATCTTGACTGAAGGGTGGGACTTCCCGGCTTGCAAGACGATGATTCTTGCTAGGCCTACCCGTTCCCTGATTCGGTACATTCAGATGATTGGACGTGTTCTTAGGCCACATAGCTCCAAAGAACACGCGCTTGTGCTGGACCATTCCGGCACGGTAGCCAAGTTGGGCTTTCCCACTGACGAGTTTCCGATGGAGTTGGATGATGGCAAGGCCAAGGCTAACACCCAACAGGAGAAGAAAGAACTGCTCCCAACGGTTTGTCAGTCGTGCAAGTTCGTGAAGCCTCGCAAGTCACCCGTTTGCCCCAACTGCGGGCACGTAAATGTTACTCCTACCGTGGAGGTGGAAGCGGGGGAACTGAAGAAGCTGGAGAAGAAAGAAAAGGTCACGATGGAGGATAAGCAACTCTGGTGGAGTTCTTTTCTTCGCTTGGCTCACGAGAAGAAAAAGACCCGTTCATGGGCTTTGGCGCAATACAGACAGAAGTTTGGCGTATGGCCTAAAGGTCTGGAAGAAGTCTCCATTGAGCCAATCCAAGGTGTAAGATCATGGGTAACAAGCAGGTCTATTGCTTGGGCTAATTCACAGAAAAAAGGGGCAATATAATGTTATTCCAATGGATTGCTGAAGATGATGATGGGATAGTTTTGCACAAACTATATAAAACCCCCGGTCAAAAAATCGTTTGTCTTAAATACCAAGGCAATCGCCCAACAGAAATTGTTGTATCCAAAGAGGACTTAGAATTTTTTCTTGGAAATCCTTTATATCTAAAGCATATTTATAATGCTTTGAAAAAGGATGCTTCAAAAAAATGATTGATACAGAGATTGCTACTGGTAGGTGGGTTGAGATACTGACAAGGCTAGGGGTTGACCCTAAGTTTTTGACAAACAAGCATGGCCCCTGTCCTTTCTGCGGAGGAAAAGACAGGTTTCGTTTTGACAATAAAAATGGTAGAGGAACGTGGATATGCAACAACTGTGTACCAACTTCTGGAGATGGATACCACCTTTTACAGAAGCTGAACGGCTGGAAATTCAAGGATACGCTGACGAAAGTAAACGAGCTAGTTGGTCAGGCCTCATTCACATCCAATCCCGTGCAAGTGAGGAAGACGGACAACTCACAAAAGCAAGTGATAGTCCGAAAGATTTGGACGGAAGCACAGAAAATCAAAAAATACGATCCTGCGTGGTTGTATTTAACAAGAAGGACGGAGATAGAGAAGATTCCAAGCTGCCTGAAGTTCCACCCGGCTCTGGAGTATCGTGATGGCGATAACGAACCTGAATTCCACCCGGCGCTCGTTGCGGCCATCGTCCGACCTGACGGCAGGGGTATCGGGGTACACCGCATCTATCTTAATGAAGAAGGAAAGAAAGCGAATGTTTCGAGTCCGAAAAAGTTTTTCGTATCAGAGGAAATGTCTGGCGCTTATGTTCCCTTGTTCTCGGTCAAAGAAACGGTTGGTGTGGCAGAAGGTATTGAGACTGCTCTTGCAGCGTCAGTAAGATTTAACGTTCCGGTCTGGTCGGTGTTAATGGCTGCTGGACTCGATAAGTTCAAGCCACCATCCACCGTGAAGAACGTGGTGATCTATGGCGACAATGATGCTTCGTTTACCGGACAGTCCGCGGCTTATTCCTGCGCTCGTAGGCTTACAAGGGACGGCTTCCAAGTATCTGTCGTAATTCCTGAAGGGGTAGGAAATGATTGGTGTAGGATCAAGTAAGCCATGCCCCCTGTGCGGGGCTAAAACACGCAAAAGGACCGTTGAACAAAACTCCGCTATGCACCCTATGATTAGGGACATTGCGCGGTTCCTGGAGGCTGCTGGAGTGCCTCACAAGTCAGAGGAATGGTGGAGGTACTATCTGATGGCTGACTGCTTTGGACAGGAGATGGTGGAGGGGCGTGAAGGTAGGACTATCATCATGCCAAAGTACGGCGGTACTTCACAACTACCAAAAGAAGAAGCCACCCAGTTCATTGAGTGGCTCCGGTTTCGAGGCGATGAGTTAGGGGTGGTCTGGTCTAAGGAACCTTAACAAACGTACCATCCGGCATCAGAGTGCCCTTGCGGTCTTTGATCTGCTCGTAGGCTACTTCCAGGCATTTCACCAAGTCGATATCCTTCAAAGCGCAGTAGTTGATAAGGCATACAGCCACATCTCCTACTGCATCAATTATGGCAGGCGTGTCTTTCTTACCTTCCGCATCACACAATTCACCTACTTCGCTGACCAACTTCAACAGTTGTGACGCTGGCGTAGCGTTAGGGATGATCTTGCGCTTTTCGGCCCATTGAATGACCCTCATTTCCACTTGTGCGTAACTCATTTCAGTGCTTCCTTGAGTGCGGTGATTGCCATGTTACTGACATCAATCCCGTCCGTGATATGTGCTATCGGCGGGTCAATATCCCACGCCGCCTTTTCTTCGTAGAGCGCAAAATTGCACAGCTCCAAAGCCTCCAGCGCCTGCCGCAGCACCGCGGTGTGGTCGGGTGCGGGGTGGGCAGACATAAGAACCTCTTGACCGTGAATCAGCCACAGGTTGTTATTCCCCTCTGGGCGAATAAATCGCACTTCATCCCCCAGCATCTTTTCCCATTGCGCGTCACGTGCGGCTTCGATGGCGCGGGCGAACACAATTGGGTTGATGCCGGTTTTCCCAAAAACTGGAACCGTGTGGCCTTCCCATGCTGCTGCAATCTCCGCATCGGTAAGTGGTGTAGGCTTCATATCCGCTCCCAGTAATGTAATTTCACCATTTCAAGCACACCAATCACGGTAGATACGGTCATGTGGTTGTACTTCTCAGCGTTGATAACTGCCCGGATTTCATCCATCAGGTCGTTACTCATGGCTTTCTGATCTGAGGACGGGATAACAGTAAATGGTGTGGGTTTCATTTCGTCCTCCCCTCTAGTGCGTCGATGATTGCTTCGAATGCGGCAAACACATCATCCGGTTCAGGCCATCGAAAGTCTTTGAACGCTTCGATATGATCGATGCTGAAACAGCCCCGACCTGCTTTAACTGGCGCAGCAAACACCACGCCATTGATGCTTCGGGTTTCGGGGGCGATGCGGAGAATGTTAGCGTCTCCGCCGTTCACGTAGTCCAGAGCGTAGTATGTGTTTATTGGACCCCACTCGGCAGCCATGTTGATTTGAATCTTCTTCCCATCCGCAATCGCCCGCAGGATGTCCTTGGCGTGTTTGGTTAGTTCGGTCATGTTAGTTGTTCTCCGCTTCAATACGAGTAATGTAAAAGTGAATGCCTGGAGCGCATTCGGATTTCCAATCTTCAGAGAAAGAATCCGGCTTCACAATCTCACCCTTGACGTATTGTGTTTTTCCATCGTGAAGGCTGATACCTACATCAGCGCCAAACACTTGCAGCACCTTGACGTATTCTGCGCGGCATTTACGTCCGAATGCGCTAGACCTCTTGGCCTTTGCTGGAATTTGCAATTTGACGATCACATCGTCTTTACATTTTTTCCATCCGATCAATTGACCTTCGGGCAAGATGCGAGTCTGAGCAATAGCCAGTTCACAATTTTTGGCATCTTTCAGGTTAGCGCCGTACAGGTTAGTGCCGTACAGTCGAGCGCCGTACAGGTCAGCGCCGTACAGGTTAGTGCCGTACAGTCGAGCGCCGTATAGGTTAGCGCCAGACAGGTTAGCGCCGTACAGGTCAGCGCCGTACAGGTCAGCGCCAGACAGGTTAGCGCCGTACAGGTTAGCGCCGTACAGGTTAGTGCCGTACAGTCGAGCGCCGTACAGGTCAGCGCCGTATAGGTTAGCGCCGGACAGGTTAGCGCCGTACAGGTTAGCGCCGGACAAAGTTGCTTTCTCAAGCACTTGCCGCGTGGTCATACCTGATTCACCTTCAAACAGAACTGCTCCTGTATATCGGTGTTTGATAGTTGGCTTTTGTTCACTCATCATTGATACTCCTTGTTTGCTTTGAAATACTTTTCGCACCAGTCGTCGATAAGTTTCATCATTCTTTTAAAGTGTTTAATCATTTCATCCCCCTAATACGTGAATAACAAACTCGGACAATATAACTACAAAGAATGTAGCGCCTATCCATGCAAAGAACTTCATTAGCATGTTCAGCCATTGGATTACATCTTCTTCGGTCATTTCGTTCCCCATTAAAGTTTTTTACCTGCCACAACATAAGCCAGCTTCAAAGCGGTCCTGGCCCTGCGAATAGCGTGTGATGCTGCGTTAGGGCTAATCCCTGACCTTTGTGCAGCTTCCGTAACGCTTACCCTTTCAACCAAGTGCAGGAATGCTGCCTGCCTTGATTTCTGTTTAGCTCTGGAGCGCATCAATTTAGCCAGTGCATCAAACTGCTCTGCACTGACCAATCCCCGTGGAGCAATCGGTTCAATCATTGCGACCTGCCAAGTATTGATTGATTTTGTAGTCTGCTTCCTCGTCCTCTTGCCACTTGGAATATTCTTCTTTGGCTAGATCGGAAAGCATGTCCAGCATGTCTTCCGGCAGGTCTTGCGCGATATCCATGCCGTTCACCCATACGTGGTGGATTTCCGCTTCTTCAAATTCCCGGCCACCAAAGTCTTCCTCGGTGTGGCATTCGTACTCCACAAACCAAGACCCTCCATTCGCCTCATAAACGAAAGACAAGTATTTACTGACCGGGACTTCGAATTCGTACAGTTGTTCGCACAGGTCACGAATTTGAGCTTCCAAGCAACCCGCCAAAAACGGGAAATAGACACCCGTTTGGATTTCGTACTGCTTGGCACGTACTTCACACTTGTGGATGATCTTGTCTGCCATGCCCTTAGCATCCAGCATTTTGAAATTAGACATTGTTTTCTCCTTGTGCGCTACGCTCTTCAGCCGCTGCGATGGCGGCGCGACTTTTGTAGAGCCTTTCAAGAACGGCTTCAGCTTTAATAACTTCGTCAGCGCCGCAATGCCCTGAAAAATTGTTGCAGTAATTAACAAGGCTTTCTAATGCTGGTTCTAAATCCTCCAGCAGCATCTGATTCACTGGCTGCGGGGCGGGGAGTGCGTTCTCATATCGAGCCAGCTTTGCGTAAGCCAATGACAGGTCGTTTTGAATTGACGCCGAAACCACGCCTGTTTCGTAGCCACGACCAGCCAATAGCCATGCACTGCGCTCATCGTTAGTTGTTAAATCGCACCACAGTTTGTTGATCATTTCTTCACTCCTTCAGCCGCTGCGATGGCGGCGCGGACTCTTGCAATTGTTTGCTCCATCGCTTGGTAGTTGTATTGTTCCAATCGCCAGAGCGCATTTTTCAGCGCAGTCAGCAGCATCTGATTCACCGGCTGCGGAACGGGGGAAGGTCTATCTCCCGGCTCGTCCCACCAGATGCAGCCTGGCGCATCCTCGGGCTTACAAGTGCATTTGCGCTTAGAACATCCGCGGTCCATCATTCGACGCATAGTGACAGTCCAGTCTGCACCGGGGAGCGGTTTCGCCGGCTCCTGCGCCCGCAGTGCTGCAAGCTCGTTCAGTTCTGCTTTGCTTCTATCCGGGTGGTGCCACTCTGACAGTTCAGCATTGAGAATCCGAACACACTCGTTCGCTTCGGCAAGCTCGGATTTCAACTTTTCATGCTGAAATTCCCAGTGCGCTGCATCGGCGCGAGCCTCGGTAAGCTGGCGTTGCAGTTTGTGTTCGTCAATCACTTTGTTTCCTCCAGGTTTTTGATCAAGGAGTCCAGGAGAATTTTCAGAATTTTTGCTTTGCCGATGAACTCGATTTTGGACATTGACGACTCACTTAAAGTAACCTGCTCTTTCAAGCAAGCCATGTGAACCGACATTTCTCCTACCCAAACAGACCACAAATTTTCTACTTTCATTTGTTACCCCTTTGTTGAATGATTACCCCATTTGTGTAACGGGATGCGTAGATTGTAGTGGACTTTTAAACGTCCTGTATAGATTGAATGTGTAATAATTTGTAACAGACAACGAAAAAAGTGCTTGCGTTGTTTGCAATGCTCCTATAGAATTGCCCTCAATTGTTACTGTTGCGAGTAGCAGGGAAAGGCCGTTTACACATGCTCTTGCCCTTGAAAAAGGGTCGCAACCAAGGGCAGTTGTAAATGGCCTTTTTCGTTTTCGCAGCAATAGGAATCCGGACCAAAGTTCGCCGGATGCAAGTGAGACTCAGAACTCAGCCATAGGTAACAATTCGCTGCGCTCGTCGGACACCATTACGACAGGGGCGCGGGGATACTTGGTACTGTGGGATAGATTTGAGATACCAAGCAAGGCGGCGAAGCCAGCACCTTGAATCGAACGGCTGGCGGGTCTAAGTGGCTCCGGATAGGAAACCCCTATTTGGTGGATTTAGTGAAGGGCTATCTTGGCTTGTGCTAGGATGGCTGGGTCACGTTCACCAAATAGGAAAGATGGGAAGACAGGGAATTAAGGGGAATCGGAGATTCTAGTAAATAGGGGAGAAAATGGCGGAAATTCCTGACTGGCTGATCGCGCACCGCAAATTGATGGTAGAACACATCCTATTTTTGGATGAATCAAATTCAGACTATGCCAACTATGCGGTAGCTAGCTATATCAAAGAAGAAAACTGCCCATTCCCTGAGTTAAAGAAAGCTGTGATTGATGAACTCGCAAAGCGCCAACAAAAAGCAGACTAAGGCTACCAAGTGCAAAATCTGCCGCAGTGAGTTTGTTAAGCGGTCAATGACCCACAAATGTTGCTCACCTGAATGTGCCCAGGAATTTGCCAAGCTGGAACGTATAAAGTCTCAAAAGAAGCAAGAGCGCGAAATATCGAAGATGGTGCGTGATAAGAAAGACGCATTGAGGCCGATATCTGAGTTCCTTGAACGGGCGCAAGCTGCGTTTAACCGCTATGTCAGGGTAAGAGATCACGACTATGGCTGCATCTCTTGTGACAAAACGAAATATTGGCCTGCTCACTTTCACGCCGGGCATTACAAGTCTGTGGGCGCTGATTCTTATCTCAGGTTCAACCTTTGGAACGTACACAAGCAATGTGTGCAATGCAACCATTTCTTTTCTGGCAATGTGAACGAATACGCAAAGAGACTGCCAGATCGTATTGGGAAAGATAGGTTTGAATTTTTGGAATCGAGTCCCAAAACGCGCAAGTACACAAGGGAATACCTTGAACGGCTAACGAAGATTTTTAACAAAAAAGCACTCAGGGCAGAAAAGCGGTTAAACCTTGGCTGATTTTTCCGTACCAGTCTCAGCCGCTTTCAATTTGCGCCCCATTGGAGTAAAATTCATGCATGGTTTAGCATCGACTAGCCATTGTCCAAGCACAGTTTTATCCCTGTGCCGTGGCACGTATCTTTAACAATCTGCACCTCCTCTGCGAGGTTTAAAACCAATCGCTGCGGGCTTGTTCCCGTAGTCGATAGGCGGTAGGCAATGGGACTTCTAAAGGGACCGTAAAAAGTCCCATTGCTTCACTGCGCTATTTTGGGCAACAAAAACCCGCACTAGGCGGGTTCGGTTTATCTTAATAGTGCGGCACAAAGTAGATCAGCTTCTTTGCTATCTAGTGCAGTATCAAAGCCTTCAATGTAATCTTCAAATTGAGGGTGATTTTTGGGCAACAATTGACCGGTGCCGGTTCTATGCGATTGCACCACAATTCCAGCGCGAGTAAGGCAAGCATTGTATTTTCCTGAATTGTGCAGTTCACGCGACACTATCGGCATGGATGGGCGCGGCGGTACAAGTAAGTCTAATGCGTCAGTCATACGTTTCCCCTTAACTTAAGACCCGGACTATTCCGGGATTGATGTTCAGTAGTAATTGGGTGTTGTATCGTTGTTTCCAGCGTACAGGCTTTCAACGTAAAAGGGCTTGAAAACTCTAGCGTAGTCGCCGTCCGAAAAGCCCTCGCAATAGTTCTGGTTTTGTGGATATTTTTTCTCACCTGGACGTGGCTTGCCGTCATTGAACCCATGCTCATAGCCTAATTCGTAATCTGTCATACATTCCCCCATAAAGTTAAAACCGAGCAGCAGCACTCGCATATGCGCCCATTGTGACAGGCGCATAAACTAGGGCTATTGGGTTACATTCTCCAAAAGTAAACAAAGAGTGGTCCAAAGAACAGGGCAGCTAGAATCACTGCCTCGATTAGTTCGCGTAGGTATCGGCGCATGGTCTTAGAACTGTTGGTAGATTACAGAATCGTTGCCAACTTCGCCCAACACCATTGTGTTGTCTTCCAAGTATTCAAGCACGGTTTCTTTGATATCGTCGTCGTCTTCGCAACCGTTAATATCGATCTGGTAGTCTGCTGCAACTTCGGCAAACGTCGATTCTGCGAAGTCACAGCAAAGCGCGATAACATCGAGTTCATACTCTTCGCCCGTGTCGTTTTCAAGCTCTTCCAAACCATTGAACAAGACTTCAAGCCCTTCATGGCTAAAGTTAGTCCGGTCCATATCTTCAAAAGCGCGACGGAATGAATAGATATCTACGGTTTGCTTCATGATGTTATGCTCCAATATGAAAGGTAAGTTGTGCGAACTGCTTGAGGGTCAACGGGCGAAACCCGTGAATGTGAGCTTCCAGGACATGCCTACTGTAATGAGTACGTATGAATTTAGACATTGTGTTTAACCCCTATGTAGTGTGTACTGCGTTGTGCAGTGCTTTGGATTCTACGCATTCTGGAGATGTTGTCAACCACAATTGACAAACTATTTACTAGGGACAAACCCTACTGTGTATCCATCCAGCATCACCAGCCGCCGTCATTGAGATCGATGCTATCCATGTAGGCTAGCTGAGATGCATGTACGCTGCGATGCCCTTTCCCGGCTAAGGCATCCTCTATGGATGATGGTATCCCTACTAGTAGTTAGTAGCTCCCATAGCTCCCATAGTGCAGTAGCCCATAGCTTGCAGGTCACCTAGTGCTTGGGTCTACCACCGATAGTACCTATATCTTCCCGTAGTCGGTCCTAGGCATCACACCCCCACCCGCTACCCCACCATAGCCCCAAGCCTGATCGACGCTCCTAGAGCGATCTGATGCGTTCTAGCGCCATTCCCGCCGGTGGAATCCGAGGGCAGGGGGGGGAAAGTTGGATGGTGAGGAAAAAGTTTCATGGCACTTCCACAAAATTTCTAAAAAAATTCGTTCTCTGATCACTTGCGTTAATAGAAAATGTATGTTAATATCTTATTAACTTCACTTGTTAATAGGAAAATAGATGTCTCAACAGCAGTTAGTTTGCGATTGGTGCGGTCAGAAGTTCTGGCCTAAGCAAAGTTGGATGCACAACAAATGCAGGAAGGAACATGAGACGAGGGATCTCCCTGAACCGGAGGAGCCTCTGCCAAAAATTTCTGCCAAGGTAATATCAAGCTCGATCAGGAAACGCGGTAGACCAAAAACCCAGACTGAGGAGCAAAGGAAGGACAAGTGGCGTATCTATATGCGTTCGTACATGGCTGACAGACGTGCTAAGATCAAACTTAGTGAATCGGAGTAACAGATGGCAACCAAGACTAGCAGCGCCAAGGCAAGTAACCCAAAGGCGAGTAGCCAAAAGGCAAATAGCCCAAAGGCAAGTAAAACTACAAAAGCGGGACCGGTTAAGACCACCAAGCCGCGCAACGAACTGATGAGGATCAGTTACACCCATGACGCGATGATTGATGCCTTGATAGCCAAGCCTACAATTACCAATCAGGAATTGCAGGAGATGTTTGGCTACTCCACCGCCTGGATTTCCCGGATTCGTTGGTCGGATGCCTTTCAGGAGCGTCTTAAGGACCGTAAAGCCGAACTGGTGAACCCCGAACTAATCCTCAGCATCGAGGAAAGAATCAAGGCTATTGTTGGCAAGTCTTTGGAAGTCTTGGAAGAAAAACTCCAAGGCGATGCTTTGGACGTCCCCGATAACCTCGTTTTGAAGGCTCTGGAACTAGGCTCCAAGGGGCTTGGTCTTGGCGGCTACTCGAACGCCCCGCAGGTACAGGTGCAGTTGCCACAGGCAGATCATCTCTCACGCTTGGCTGAAAACCTCTTGCTGTTGCAGAAAAAACACAAAGAGGCTGATATTCAGATGGTTGTAGACGTAACCCCAGTAAGCGAAACCCCGAAAGGATCAACATGAGCAATATAGAAGATTGGTTTGATACACAATTTGAAGGTAGAGTGTTTGAATCTCCTAAAACTTCATACTTTGAACTTTGCACAAACAAAGACAACGATGGGAATCGTTTTGTTGTCCGTGGTTCTCATAAGTCATATGGATTGTGTTGCAAAGGCGGGCCAGAAACCTATGAAGCTCTTGAGCAGCAAATGATGGATGTGCTGCAACTGTGGGAGAGTTCAATTCCACAAAAAGACTTGGTAAATATATTTTGGAGAATAAAGCCATCTTATGAAACTTATACACATGGTGAGGATCAAGTATCAGTTATCCGCATGAGATTTGCTGTTTTGCCTGGAGATATTGATACATCATTACTTCAAGAAGGTGCGGCTTTTGAGAAGGTGGAGATATGATGCCAATACGAGTAGAAGTATATTTGAAGACCTTGGAGCGTGAGATTGCTGACTTGGCTATGAGTCCCTACGACCCGGATGAGTTGAACGCATTTAAGGCTGGAGCCGTAACTTGCATACAATGGATACTTCAGGGGAGCATGAAGCCTTCTGAATATTCTGATATGTATAAAAAGACGGTGGACGAGAAAAGTGGAAAACTCAATTAAGGGAAGTTCTTATGTACCGGTGAAATTGACCTCCGAACTGGTGGAGGCTTTTGCCGGTACGTTCCTCTCCCCGATGTATGACGACATCCAGCCAACCCCCGACTGTCACAGAGAATGGTGGGAGCTTTACTGCTCAGACGCACTCAAGGTTGCTATCGCGGCTCCACGAGGCCATGCAAAGAGTTCAGCCCTCACACATGACTTTTCTTTGGCGTGTGCGCTTTTTAGGGTTGAGCCGCACATACTTGTTGTCTCCGCAACGGAAGAACTCTCGCTAGGTCACTTGGGAGATATCGCCAAGGAACTCCGCGATAACGACTCCCTCAGAGAGCATTTTGGGGTAGATCAATTCTTGGTTGACTCCAAATCCGAAATTGTCGTCCAGTGTACGGATGGCTACCGCTTTCGGATTATCGCCCGTGGCTCGGGTCAGAAGCTGCGGGGGCTAAAGTGGGAGGGTCGCCGCCCCGGTCTGATTGTTTGTGATGATATGGAAGAAGATGAGCAGGTCGAGAACAAGGACCGCCGCCGCAAATTTCAGCAGTGGGTGATGCGGGCATTACTTCCGGTTGGTCGAAGGAACTGTAAGGTTCGCTGGCACGGCACCATCCTGCACGAAGACTCGATGCTTGCCAACATCATGAAGGACAGGACTTGGGTATCCCGTCTTTACAAAGCTCACCACTCGTTTGACGACTTTTCTGACATTCTTTGGCCGGAGATGTGGTCCAAGGAACGTTTGAGCGAAGTCCGGGACTCTTATATAGAGCGTGGCGACCCGTCTGGATATTCCCAAGAGTATCTCAACGACCCGTTTGACAACTCGGACGGCTTCCTTCGGCGGGAAGATTTCATCCCTATGGACGATAACGACCACACCGCGCCGGGGAAAATCAAGGTGGGAGTGGACTTTGCCGTGAGTAAGGCTGACCGCGCCAACCGCACTTCCTTTACCGTGGGGAAGAAAACCCTCTCCAACCATATCTGTATTATTGACGAACACGTAGGACGCTGGGAGCCGCTGGAGTGGATTGACGTGATGTTTGATATAAACTCGCGCTGGCATCCAGAAGAATTCATTGTGGAAGGCGGTACCATCTGGAAAGCCTTGAAGCAAACCATAATGAATGAGATGCAGGCAAGAGATAGATTCTTTAATATCACGGTCATTACCCCGTTCAAAGACAAGGCAGTTCGGGCTAGACCGTTGCAAAAACGCCACGCAGGCGGTGGAATGAAGTATGATAAGGATGCTACGTGGTATCCTGATTATGAGGCAGAGGTTTTAAGGTTCACGGGACATTCTGACGCTTTGAAAGATGATCAGTTTGATTCAACAGCTCTTTTGGTTCGCGGATTTGACGAAGCGCCGGAAATTGAAGAAGACGACTTTTTGGAAGAAGACGAGATACAGTTGCGTAAACAAAATCCTCGGTTACAATCGGGACGTTCGCCCGTCACTGGGTACTAAAGGAACTCAAATGGCAATTATTGATACTCTGCGCGGATTCGCTACTGCTGTGGTTGGCCGCAGCAACGAACAGGAAATTGAAGCCGCGATTCAGGCATTTTATGAAGACCTCCATACTTTGGTTGGTGTGGCCGTTCCTACTCAGACGACCACTACGACCACTGTGACCACGGTGGTTGCTGCTGCACCGGAAGTTGCCCCTGAGCAACCCGTTCAGCCGACTACTCCTCCGACTGTTTAATAGCGTTTAGGAGACAGACATGGCACGTACCAAAAAGACAATGGGGATGATGCACAATCCCAAACCGCTTCCCTTGAACGAGAAATCCAAGACGAAGCAGCCAGAATCTCAAATCCTCCCCACTTTTGAAAAAGCCGTTCGTCAAAAAAAGCAACTTGCAGGTTACTGATGTTAAAAACGTGCCGCAAATGCAAGTGTGAAAAAGATTCTGAACTCTTTTGTAAACACAAAGGATGCAAGGATGGAATAAACACAATTTGCAAGGCATGCCATTACGAATACATCAAATCGCAACGCGCTGCGGGCAAACGTAACACAACCGAAGAATCTAGAAAATATTACGAAAAGTATCCTGAGAAGAAAATTGCTGCATCTGCTTCTTACAAAGAACGTCACCCAGAGCGGGTAAAAGAATCTCAAGCAAAATACCGAGCAAAAAATGCCGGCAAAGAGCGCGAGAGGCGTGAAATTTACCGGAAAGCAAACCCAGAACTTTTTAAGCTGTATGGGACTATTGCTAAAGGGAATAGGAGAAAAAGGATTGTTGGCTTTGATAAAGAGCTAACTGATTTTGTAATTAAAGAAGCGCATCATTTGAGGCTTCTTCGCAACAATGTCACTGGAATTGAGTGGCACGTTGACCACATCATCCCTTTGCAAGGTAAACTTGTGTCTGGGTTACATGTGTGGAATAATTTGCAAGTCATACCAGCGAAAGTTAACATTCTGAAATCTAACCACCCAATGCCTGAATCTGAAAAGCAGCTTGCGGGCTATTAATCTCTTTGAAAGGACTACCATGTCGAACGTAAAAACTCCTACCCGCGCTGGCATCAAAGTTCATGCAGTGCAAGCCCAAGTGGTGCATAGCCATTCTGCCCACGCTGAACATGCAAGCCATGTGTTCCCCGAACACGGCCATGACTCTGCTGGACACGGTTATCACCCCGGCCCCCGTCAAGGCCACCCCGGCAAGGGCGATGCCAAGGCAAAGGGTCACAAATAAGTGACTGCAATATTGCCTCGTAAAGAGGTGATACAATGGCAATGAAGCAGGGCATCACCGGCCCTGCTCTCGTTTCCCCCAAGACAATAAGGAATATTATCGTGAGAGTAGTTCAGGTTCCAAAACTTCAGAGTGAGTCTGTAAACTATTCTTTCGACTTCACTTCCCGTCTTAATGTAGGTGAGACTATCACCGCATCCTCTGTTACCGCAACGGTTTACACAGGGGTTGATGCTTCCCCAGCATCCATTATCAGTGGGTCGTCCACTATTTCCGGTTCTATCGTCACCCAACTCATCATTGCCGGTGTTGCTGGTGTGATCTACGAGTTGCTTTGCACAGCCGTTACCTCTGCCGGACAGACGCTGAAACTGTCTGCTTACTTGGCTGTCATCCCTGACTTGCAATAAGAAGAACGACATGCTCAATCTTGAAACCCAACTGAAACTAGACAAGTCCACGATTGAGGCAACCAATCTGTGTGACCGTTTCACCCGCGACGACCTGGATTCCATTGGGCGATTCGTGATCGAGGGATACAAGCGTGATCTGGAGTCCCGCAAGCGTTGGGAAAAGCGGATGCAAGCCGCGATGGATTTGGCTTTGCAGATCCAGAAGGACAAGAACTTTCCGTGGCCGGGATGCGCCAACATTGCGTTCCCCTTGGTTACGGTGGCTGCTTTGCAGTGGCATGCACGGGCTTACCCTGCATTGGTCAATGGCACGAACATTGTGAAATGTCGCGTTATTGGCTCTGACCCGGACGGCAAGAAGCGTGATGCTGCTGACCGTGTATCCACCCATATGTCTTACCAAGTGTTGGAAGAAGATGAGTCTTGGGAAGAACAGCATGACCGAATGCTTATTTCAGTTCCTATCGTTGGTTCTGCTTTCAAGAAGTCTTACTATTCTTCATCCAAGGGTCATAACGTTTCCGAGTTGGTCTTGGCTCAGGACTTGGTGGTTAATTACTTTGCGAAATCTGTTGAAGAATGTGACCGAAAGACTCACCGTATCCCGTTGACCCGCAACGACATACATGAGCGAGTCGTACGAGGGGTTTATTATGACGTACTTGAAGAAGAATGGTTTTCTGGTATCCCTGCGCCTAAGACTGATGCTTATGCTGCTCGGGTGGATGTTCGCACTGGTGAAGCCCCCCCGCAGCCGGACGAAACAACTCCTTATCGTGGTCTTGAGCAGCACGTTAACATTGACCTCGATGGTGACGGATACGCTGAACCGTACATTATCACTGTGGAAGAAGACTCAGAGTGCGTACTTCGGATTGTTACTCGCTTTGAAGAGCAGGATATTGAGCGTATCCGAGGACGAATTGCATCCATTAAGCCTATTGAATATTTTACTAAATACGGCTTTATTCCTTCTCCTGATGGTGGTATTTATGATATCGGTTTTGGGATACTGCTTGGCCCGTTGAACGAGTCGGTCAATTCCATCATCAATCAGTTGGTGGATGCGGGCACGATGGCTACCACGGCAGGAGGCTTCCTTGGTCGCGGGGTCAAGATCCGTGGCGGTAACTACACCTTTGCCCCGCTGGAGTGGAAGCGTGTGGACTCGTCGGGGGACGACTTGCAGAAGAACATTGTGCCGCTGCCGGTGCGTGAGCCTTCTGCTGTGCTGCTCCAATTGCTGCCGTTGCTGATTAACTACACCAATCGTGTGTCGGGCGCCAACGATGCCATGTCGGGCGAGAATCCCGGACAGAACACCCCGGCTGAGACAACTCGGTCTATGGTGGAGCAAGGACAGAAGATTTACAACGCCATTTTCAAACGTATCTGGCGTTCCATGAAAGGTGAGTTCAAGAAACTGTTTATCTTGAACGCTCGTTATTTGGATAATGAGGCGTACTATGGGACGGGAGCTTTGGACGTGGTGTATCGTGCTGACTATCTTGGTCCTGAACGATCTATTGTACCTGCTGCCGATCCTAATCTATCTAGTGACACGCAGCGCATACAACAAGCGGTCGCTATTAAGCAAGCCTCTATGGGCACTGCTGGATATGACCATGAGCAAGTTGAAATTAACTTCCTAAAAGCATTGAATGTGGATGGTTGGGAGCGTATGTATCCCGGAGCAAAAAAGACAGGCCCGATGCCTAATCCGAAGATTGAAATCGAGAAGATTAAGGCTCAAGGCAAGGAATTGGCGGTGAAGGCCAAGATGGCTGAGTTGGCTGCAAAACTGCAAGAAGATCAGCGGGTTAATACCGCCAAGATTGAATTGCTGAAAGCGCAGGCAGTGAAGGCTCTATCTGAAGTCAAATCCGCTGAAGGTGAACAACGGTTGAAACAAATCGAAGTTCAAATACAGGCAGAGGAAGCCAAGCACTCAGCGTTGCAAGGTTACCTCGATTTAGCACTTAAAGGAATAGGACAAGACAATGATCACCAACTCGGAATGGCAGGATTGGAAGCTGCACAAAGTAACAAAGCAGCTAATGGCGGTTCTCAGCCGCAACGTTGAACTCGGCAAGGAGCATTGGGCTAAGGGTGGTTTTACTGCGACAAGCGTAGAACAAACCGCGATGCTGAATGCGATGGCTGTAGGTCAAACCAAGGCACTGCTTGGCGTGATAGAAATGGACTACGAAACTTTGGTTTCAGAAATTGAGGATGAACAGCATGGAGAATAATTCTGGACTCAAGCCCCTTGGTCGGGCTGTATTGGTCAAGCCTTACGAGGTTGAAGAAACGACTGTTGGCGGGATCATTTTGCCCGACATGGTTCGTAACAAAGACCAGTTGGCAGAACAACGCGCAATTGTCATCGAAGTTGGCGATGCTGCATGGGAAGATGAGAAGAAGCCACGCGCTGTTGCGGGCGACAAAATCATCTACTCCAAGTACGCAGGATATGTCGCAATTGGTACTGCCGACGACGAGAAATATCGCGTGATCAATGATCGTGACGTTTTCCTTAAGATAACTGCGGAGAAATAAAATGAGTGATGAAGTTGAAGTAAGTGGTGGCGAATCAGACATTACTACCAAAGCATCCAAGATGGGATGGGTTCCTCTTGACAAGTTCAAGGGAGCGCCTGAAAAGTGGACGGATGCGGAGACTTTCGTTCGTCGTGGCGAGGAAATCATGCCGATTCTTCGCAAGAACAACGAAAAGCTCAAAGGTGAACTCGATGAGGTTCGCGGCAAGGTTTCGCGTACTGAGCGTCTTCTTGAAGAAGCAACCCAGGCTCTGAGTGAGTTTCAGAAATACCACGAGGAAGATTCCAAGCGGCAATATGAACGTGCCTTGGAGAAGCTAAAGACTGACAAGAAGGAAGCCCTTTCTGTTCAGGACTTTGATGCCGTGGTTGAAATTGACGAAGCCATGAAGGTTTTGGACGACCAGCGCAAGTCGCGCACGGTCAAGAAGATCGAGCCTGTACAGCAGCAGACCAATCCGGCAGACGACCCCGGCTTTAAGGCTTGGGTGGCTGAAAATGCCGATTGGTATGGCAAGGATCGTGCCAAGACTGCCTATGCTGAGAGCATGGGGGCATTTATTGCCAACATGGAACCCAATCTGAAGGGTACTGAGTTCCTGCAACGGGTTGCTGACGAGGTGGAAGCCAAGTTTGGCGCTGCGCCTAAGCGTGAGGACCGTGTTGAGGGTGCCCGTCAAGGAGCATCGAGCAAGGGTGATGGACGTACTTATGCCGATTTGCCACCGGAAGCGAAAGTTTCTTGTGACAAATTTGGAGCCAAATTGATTGGCGAAGGCAAGGCTTTCAAGACTCAGGCTGAATGGCGCAAACAATACGTAAAAGACTTCTTTGGCGAATAATATATGCCAAGAGGACAATACGACCGTAAATCAAAGGAACAGACAATGCAAACCTCTCGGATTAATACTCGCATTGGCGAGGACGTAAAATTTGAAGCTGGACACAAGGACACTGAGGGCGCGGTTAATCCGGCCAACAGCCAAACGCAAGAGAAATCCAATCAAATTGGTCTTCGCAAGCGTATTCCTATGAGTGTTCCTAAAGCCAAGTTGGCAGTACCTGACATTTCAGGTTATCATTGCCACTGGATTAATGATTATGCGGGACGTATAATGCAAGCCCACCAAGGTGGGTATGAATTTGTGTCCGAGGACGAGGCTATGATTAATAACTTCTCCTTGGGTACAGCAAGTGATCTTTCTGGCAATACTGACATGGGGAGCCGTGTTTCGGTGGTTGTTGGGAAGAACGAGGACGGCACAGCACTGCGGGCGTATCTGATGAAGATTCGCAATGAGTGGTTTGCCGAAGATCAGGCAGTGGCGCAAGAGCGAGTTGATGCAGTTGACCAGCAGATTAAGCGTGGTCGTGTTGGCTCTGAAGCAGACAAGAACAAGTCAGATACGGCAAATCGTTATGTCCGAACTGCGGATATTTCTCAATCTTCTAGGAGAACCTAATGGCTAACTTGAACGCGCCCTCCGGTCTGTCCCCCGTGATGTATCGGAACGGCAATTTCTGGAACGGTCAAGTGCGTATTTACGCAATTGCACCTTCCGACACCAACGCTTATGCAATTGGTGATGTGGTGAAAATGGTCGCTGGAGCAGATTCCAACGGCATTTCCACTGTGACGCTGGCAACCGCTGGCGCTACTGTTCGTGGTGTAATCGTCGGCATTTCGGCTGCTATCCCGATGGGTGGTGTGCTGCAAGGCGGTCCGGTTATTAACCCGAATAACTTGGCAACTGTGACCCGTCCGGCTGCTGCACAGGCTACCTATTGGTATGTGTCTGTTGTGGATGATCCGGATGTTATCTTTGAAATCCAGGAAGTGTATTCCGGTACTGCTGGAACTGCCACCTCGGTTACGAAGAACGCAAACTTTGTGTACGCTTCTCCGGGTACATCGAACCTTTCTGGTACTACGCTGGATAACACCACGTATGCCACGACTGCTACGCTGAACTTGAAGGTTATTTCTGCTGCACAACGCACAGATAACGTGCCCTATACCCTCGGCCAACGGTGGTGGGTATGCCTGAACAACCACGACTTCAGCGGCGGCACCGTTGGATATTAATCTTTAAGGAGAATAGATCATGGCAGTTGGCGGCACCATTACCACGGGTTCGCACCCGAAAGCGCTCTGGCCCGGAATCCACGCATTCTGGGGTCAGATTTTCAACGAGCATCCCCCGGAGTATCCGGACCTCTTCGACATCGAAGAATCCGAAATGGCTTACGAGGAAGATGTGCAGGTTACCGGCTTCGGTTTGGCTCCGGTCAAGCCCGAAGGTTCGGCAATCAGCTACGACTCTGAAATTCAGGGCTTTGTGTCTCGTTACATCCACGTTGCATACGCTCTGGGTTACATCGTGACCTATGAAGAACTGCGCGACAATCTGTATGAAACCGTGTCTATGCGCCGTGCCAAGGCTAACGCATTCTCGATGGTTCAGACGATTGAGAATATCGCAGCAACCTTCTACAACCGCGCATTCAACAGCTCGTACACCATTGCAGACGGTCAATCCCTTGTTTCGACGGCTCACCCCTTCGCAACGGGCGGTACCTTCTCCAATGCTCTGTCCCCGGCTGCTGACTTGTCGGAAGCATCCTTGGAAGACATCTGCATCCAGATCATGGGTATCACCACTGACCGTGGCCTGCTCGTGAACTTCATGCCCATGTCGCTCCACGTGCCCCGTCAAGAGTGGTACAACGCAAACCGTATTCTGAAGTCTGTTCTCCAGAACGACACCGGAAACAATGCGGTCAATGCTCTGAAGGCTACCAATGCCTTCCCCAAGGGCATTAAGCTCAACCACTACTTCACTGCACCCCACGCATGGTTTGTGCGTACCAATGCAATGAACGGTATGCAACTGTTCTGGCGCGATAAGCCCACGTTCGATCAGGACAACGACTTTGACACCAAGAACGCCAAAGCCGCTACCTACATGCGCTTCTCGCTCGGATGTACAGATCCGCGCGCTATTTTTGGCAGCAATGGCCCATAGTACTAGTACATAAACAATGCAAGGGAGCGGAAAAACAGCCCCGCCCCTTGCATTGGTACATAAACTCCGCTACAATTGGTACCTCACCAACTAGCGGAGTTTTTTTATGTCTCGAAAGATTTGCTCATGTGAAGGTTGCGGCAAGATTGCTGTCTCCCACGGTCTTTGCAACACGCACCGCCAGCGTGTTCGTCGGCATGGTTCCGTAGATGCGGGTCGGCCTGCTGATTGGGGAATGAGGGAGAATCATCCAATGTGGCATTCACACCAAGCCGCCAAGCGTTCCGGTAATCTGTGTGAAGAATGGATTGAATTCACAAATTTCATATCCGCCATTGGAGAAAAGAGAGAAGGATTTGTATTAAAAAGATTAGACACAGCAAAACCCTTTGGGCCTGATAACTTTAAATGGGCAACTATTTCTGAAGGGAGTTCTGCAAAAGATGATAGGGCGGCTTGGATGCGGCAGCACCGGAAAGACAATCCAGAGATGTATAAAAACTATGAACTAAAAAAACGGTTTGGTATAAATCTCCAGCAATTTCTAGAAATGGAAGAAAAACAAAAAGGCGTGTGCGCTATTTGCGGGAATCCAGAAGAAGATATAGATTCAAGGACTAACCGTGTCCGTGATCTTGCCGTTGACCACAATCACAAGACGGGGCAGATACGCGCACTGCTTTGCCGTGGCTGCAACCAAGGTTTAGGCAATTTTCAAGAAGATTTATCTCGTTTGGAAGCGGCTGTTTCTTATCTCAAGAGGTTTGCCGTATAATCTGAGCACCCTTTGGCGCAGTTCACGCTGCGTTATTTATTAACGCCAATAGGAGAAATTCATGGCAAATCCGGTACGTTTCCCTGCGGGTCTTTCGACCTTCCCCCCTCGTTCTACGCTTGGTACTTATCCAGTCGGCACGTCCCCGCGCCAGATTGCCATTACCGACGACTTCATTCCTTACCGCGCAGGTGACTACACTGTCACTACCGCTGTTTCTGGAACCGTGACCACCTTCCCTTGGCTGTCGGGCGCTGTGAAGTTGGCTACCTCTGCTTCCGCTACCGATACTATTTACTTGGCTCGTTCGGGCGCTGCCTTCCAGCCCGTGCTTGGCAATCAGATGTGGATCGACACCAAGTTGGCTTATCCCCGTTCCGTGCTGAACGCCAACGACACCACTTTGCTTGCAGGTGTGTTCGATACCGCCACTCCTGCTACCGCGCAGAACGGCATTTACTTCACCAAGCCTAGCGGCGGTACTGCTGTCCACTTCGTTATCAAGAAGGCTGGCGTAACCACCACCTTCCAGAATATTGCAGACTTGTCGCTGCCTTCTGGTCTGTATGGCGATGCCAACTCGGTCAACGGCGTGTTGTCCTCGACCATCTCGGGAACCTCGTTCTCCGGCGTGACCATTTCTAATCCGGGTTCCGGCTATCAGACCATGCCTTTGGTGCTGTCTACGGCTACGGCTGGCGGTACTACGGGTTCTGTGCCTGTGCTGGTGCAGCTTGGCTCTACCGCTTTCGGCACTGCCAACAACGCTGCTCCGGTGCAATCTACTGTACTGCCTTATGGCTCTTTGGCTATGCCGTATGTTGCCAACCCCGGCACCGGCTTTACCAACGCTGGCCCGCTGACCACCCTGCTCGAAGCAGAAGCCCTTATTGACCTGCAAGTGTGGATTGACCCCAAGGGTGTGTTGTTCGTTGGTGTGAACGGACGTACCGTGATGAAGATCGACGGCACCGTCCAAGGCATTGGCGTGATTGGTTTCGCTCCGGGCGCTACCGTCAACGTTGCAACTCAGTCTGCACCTTCGTTCTACTGCTCCACTCAGTTGACCACCGCAGTTGCTCCGTTCCAGCCCCCGATTGGCAACGCATTCAATGCTCTGCCGATGATTCCGATGCAGTATGGTTTCGGTTTTGCCAACACCACGGCCAACATCCGTACCATGTATCTGATGGAATACAACGTAGCTGTTGAATTGAACTAACGTTCATTAACTAAGGAAGGCTAATGTCGCGTCTAACCATAGAACTTTCCCGCGATGGGCACAAGAATGTCGTTTACATTGTTTCTGGACGGAAAATCCCCAACGGGAAGCCGATCCAGATCACTGATAAATCAGCCATGTTGCCCAAAGAGCCGGAAGGTTTGCGGTTGGACTCGATTGAATTTGCCATTGAATCAGGTACGAAAATCATCCTTGGTTGGCATGATGATGAGTATCTTCTTCCGCTGGAAGGTCGGGGCAAGCTCGATTTCCAGTGGTTTGACGGAATCCAGGGCGACGATATCCACATGACAGTCACCGGAGAAGGTGTTGTGTTTATTGTCCTAGACCTATCCAAGATTGGAGTTTGAAATGCCTAGCGCAACAACTGTAAAAATTGCTTCCGGTGACGTTCCTAAGTATTTCAACTTCGGCACCTCGCAGGCTCCCGTAACGTCTATCACAGCCAACACCAATAGTCTTGCGCTGTATAAAGAAACCCCGTACTCGTCGTTCCAGATGACGTGCTATTCGTCCACCTTTGGCGCGTTGACTGCCACGGTGAACATTCAGGTAAGCAACGACCTGATGACCGGACAGGGTTACACGGTGCAGTGCAACACTACCGCATCCACCACGTTCATTACCGCATCGTCTGGAAACTTCTCCGGTGGTCTTGCTCAAAACCAGATCCTGAACCAAGCCCCGCAAGCAGTTCAGGTTGGCATGTTGGTGGTTGGCCCCGGCATTCCTCCCGGCACGTATGTTGCTGCTGTCACTAGCCCCACTTCGATTACGTTGTCTGCCAACTGCACACTGACCCAATCCAACGTGGGATTGCAGTTCTTGAACGTGGCATGGAACACGACTGCTTTGGGAACGATTACTCTGTCCGGCACGACTTCTGCTACTGCGCCGATTCTTTCGGACGGATTTACAACGACTGCTCCGTGGCGGTATTGCCGCGCAGTGGTTACCAACATTACCGGCACAGGTGCTACGGTTCAAGTATTGATGGGTGTTTAACCTCTCGGTAGGTAACACTCATGGCAGCACAAACCAATTCGTGGGCAAGCGGTAACGCAGGTGCGGGGTCACAAGAGACTGCCAACAACCTGCTTACTGCCGTTGCGAATTATGTTTGGAACACTTCCAGCCTTACTTGGGTAACTGAGACACAGCCTGGAGGCGGTGGCGGCGGTGGTGGTACACAGTACGTTCAGGGGACGGTTAACGCCTCTCCTACGGGCACTGTGGCAATGGGGCTTAACGCAGCCTCTGGAACCCTTACTTCGCTTGCTACGGACGCTTCCGGCAACCTGCTCGTCAACGTTGCTGTTGGTGGCGGGGGTGGCGGTGGAGGTTCTAACGCAGCAGCAGGACAGACAGGTCTTGCCGTACCTCTGTATGCGGGATATACGGGCTATAACGTAGCTGGTAACCTAGTAGGCGTATCCGCAACCAATGCTCTGCCTGTTCAGCCGGGAACGGGGGCGGTGTTCCCTTCGTCCCAATCGGGCGCTTGGGCAACCCGGATGCAGGACGGGGCAGGCAATGCGATTAGCTCTCTGTCTGATGGTGGCGGCGGTCTTTTGGGCATTGCTGTATCGCTTAACGCTACAAACTTCGTCGCATCCACGAACAACAGTACCACGACTCAGCTAGGGTCTGGAGCCACGTTTACGGGCGTTATTGAGACTATTTACGCCCAACAGTCTATTTCGATAGACATGACGAGCGATCAGCCCGGAACGCTGACTCTCAATCAGTATATCGACTTGGCTGGAACTAGGAAAATAGCGGCTTGGACGTTCGCTATTTCGGCTGGAGTACCGTTTTCCATGTCCCGTCCGGGCAACGGAAATTACTTCAACCTGACGTTCCAAAACACTGGTGGCGCGGCAACAACCACGCTAAACATCAGCACGGCGTATGGCACTATCCCCTCTGCTACGGCATTGGGAAATCAGCCTTCTTCCATCAATGAGATTAACGGCACTGCTTTTAGCTTGGGCCAAGCAACGATGGCGGGCAGTCTGCCGGTTGTTTTGGCAAGCAACCAAAGCGCTGTTTCTGTCTCCGGCTCTGTCTCGGTATCCAATTTTCCTGCTACTCAGCCAATCAGCGGAACGGTAGCGGTAAGCAATTTCCCTGCCACGCAGCCTGTTAGCGGTACTGTGAACGTAGGAACCCGTGGTTGGACCTTGGCAAGCGGTACGGATTCGGTTGCTGCCGTACAGTCTGGAACGTGGAATATCGGCTCAATCACGACCCTCCCGTCTATTACGGGGTCGGTGAGTGTATCGAACTTCCCGGCTACTCAAACCGTGGCTGGCACGGTAAACGTAGGTACTCGCGGCTGGACGCTCAATAGTGCAACCGACTCGGTAACGGTTGTGGGTGGTGGTGCTGGAACTCAATACGCTCAAGGCACCACGGTTGCTACGCCTACGGGCACGGTAGCGTTGGGGCAGAATCCGTCCAACGTGGTCAATGCGCTCAAGACGGACGCATCAGGCAACTTGAACGTCAATTTGGCGGCTGGATCAATCTCTGGAGGAAATGCGGCTGCAAGTCCCACAGGGGCTGCTGTACCCGCTTCTGCTGACTACCAAGGGTGGAATAACGGCGGCACCTTGACGGGCACGTCTTTGACCGCCCCGCTGCCTATCGCTCCTTCTGCGACCAACTTCTTCCAATCCACTGCAAATAGTTCTACTGCTCAGTTGGCAGCAGGTGGTAACTTTACCGGCTCTGTGTGGGACTCTACGCTGTCTCAGCAGGCTCTTTCCCTATTGATTACCTCAGATCAGCCGGTTTCGATCAGTATCATGCAGGCGATTGATTCGGCAGGAACTTACCAGCTTCCCGCGATCAATTTCACTGCTACGGCGGGTGTAGGCGTATTGCGCTCGTTTATCCTGAACGGCAACTATTTGAAGCTGTCGGTTACGAATACGGGTACTGCCACGACAACTCTGCTTAATATTAATACATATTACGGCACGATTGCCCCGTCCAATAACTCTGGTAATGAAGCGGTAAGTCTGTATGACGCAAGTGGTAATGCTCTTACTTCGCAGTCTTACCCCGGAATTGGTCCCAATGGAGCCACAGGATATGCGCTAGAAGTTGACCCGACATATGCCGCAGCAGATGGTATTGCGTACAATACGCTTAACGTCCCCCAAGTAGACGTAATCGCTGGCAGGGGAACGGACGCTAACGTACACTCGATACTGACAGATATGATGGGCAGGGTACAGACGCAAGAGTCTAACCCTCAAATAGTTGAAGTATTGAGAGCGATTTTGATCGAGATGCGCGTTACCAACTCGCTTTTGATGGACGGTCTTTTGCCTGGAAAGTTGAGCGAAAGCGTAGACAATCGCAGGATTGACGAAGATATTTACTTGAATCTTAACGGCTAAAGGAGGCCGAAAAATGGCACTTAATCAACTTCAAACAGGCGCACAGAACAACCCTGATGGCGTAATCATTCAGGCCCGTTCCGGTAAGCAGGGCGACACGGTTGTCTCTGAACTGCATGGACGGTTCTACGAGCAGAACTATCGCGGTAACTTGCTCTCTGTCGGTACTCTCGGCGTGGTGGCTTTGTCTGCCAACACGATTACCCTGACAGCGACCACTACCCCGATCTTGGGTGTTTACAACCCGTATGGCTCGGGCGTGAACATTGTGATGCTTCAGGCTCAGTTGCAGGCGTTTATCAATACGTTTACCACTCCGGTTGGAGCAGGCTCTTTCGTGTGGGCATCGTCTACGGGTAACTCGGTTGTCTCCACTGGTGTTGCACCGATTCAGCGCAATACCTTGGCTTCCAGCGTTCTTCCAATCAAAGGCTTTGCAGGCGCTACCGCACTGACCGGCTTGACCAATAACTTGGTGATCTTTGAAGGTGCAGACTTTACCAACCCCACTGGACAGACGTACGGTACTATCGTGGCTCCGACTACCGGCACCACGCTTACCTCGTTTGGCGGTGTGCAGAACTTTGACGGATCTTTGATTGTTCCTCCGGGCGGAGTTTTGGCTTTGCTGAACACCACCTCCACGACCACCATGTCTGTGACGGGACGTTTGTTGTTTGAAGCTGTGCCGGTCTAATTATGTCTAACTACATGGTTGTAATCAGCAAGAAGTTCAACGACCATCAAATCCACTATACGTTGGAGCATGATGGTCTTGAACTCAAGATTGAACTGACGGACTATATCAAAGCCCTGTTGGGTGAGATTGGTAGCCCTGCCCTGCTGTTCAAGAAATCGTCGTTGGAGGCTAAGATTAGCGCTGCTTCCACGGCTATTTTGGAGAACATGAAGAACGCTACCATTCACCGCCCGCCCCCGATGGTGAAATAAATGGGACGTGCAGACTACCTAGAACTAGGAACATGGAACGCTACGTGTAGCCTCTGTGGGTCTAAGTACAAAGCCAATGAGCTAAAGAAGCATTGGACGGGTTGGTATCGCTGCACGGACTGTTGGGAACCTCGCCAGCCACAAGACTTTGTACGTGGCGTTCAGGACGTTCAGACGGTTCCTTGGAGTCAGCCTGAGTCAAATAAGTTTGTTGACGTGTCTCAGCCAATTACAATAGAAGCATGGGATGACACTTATCCCGTTGACTTTTTCTCGGTCGCCATTGCTACGGAAACCGGACTGCCAATTTTCACGGAGTAAATCATGGGCGTTAAAATATCTCAGTTGCCAGCAGTTTCGTCATTGACTGGAACTGAAATTTTCCCCGTGGTTCAATCGGGGGTTACTAGCGAAGCATCTATCAATCAGATCGCTTCGTCTATTGTCCCTTATACCCAAGGGGGCACAGGCTCTGTTGCTCGTACTGTGCAATCCAAACTGCAAGAGAGTGTAAGCGTCTTAGATTTTGGTGCAGACCCTACCGGAGTTGCTAGTAGCACCGCAGCCATTGTTGCTGCCATTACTGCTTTGTCCACTTCGGGCGGCGTGGTGTTTTTCCCAGCCGGAGTGTATTTGCACACGGGATTTACTTTGGTTGACGGGGTTTCCATTGAAGGTGTTGGAGCAGGAACCGCCCCCAACTCTACTTCCTACAAAGGCACCGTACTTAAGAACACAAGCAATACCAACTCCATCACAATTAGTGGTGGAAATGTCAGAAACTGCCGTATTCGCAACATGCGTATTACCTCAACCGGCTCTGCCCTAAGCGGCATTAACGCCAATGGATGGGGGAATCTGGACGCATTGACCGGGGTTATGATAGACACCCACGTCACAGGCGGGGTGACCTTAGTCAATTGTTGGGACTTGTCTATTTCTGATTGCTGGTTCGCAAACAACACGGGATATGGTTTGCAGGTCGGCAGTGCATCAAATAACTGCCGTGTTGAAAAAACCATGCTGTTCCAAAATGGTACAGATGGCATCCAAGTGTCTGCTGCGTTTACCGTCACGATTGACAAGTGCGATTTTGAGTCAAACTATAACCATCAAATCCATTTGATTACCGGGTCGAATCGCGGCATCAATATTTTGAACAACTATTTTGAATACCTGCAAAATGGCACGACTTATTCCGGCATACGAGTCGATGCAAGCGTTGCTGATACTGTAAAAATTGACGGCAATTTTGTTGATATGTCCAACGCTACCGCTATCTTGCCGGTAACCTTCTTGGATGTAGAAACCGGCAATAGTCGTGTTGTGATGGATAACTTGTCGTTTATCAATGGGGCTACCCCTCAGTATGCGACATTTGTGAACTTCAAATCCGGCTGCAACTTTTGCCGTGCCAAGGTAGCGCTTACTACCAACCCGATTGTTAACGCATCCACATCTTCCCGTGTATGGTTTGAAGATGACAATGAAATTGGCGTTGCCGCTAACGATGGGACAACCCAAACATTTACTGCTGCTGCTTGGAATGCCTTTGCTTTTCCAACCATTCAGATGGACCCCAAAGGAGAGTGGAACACTAGCACCAACACTTTCACGCCAAAAGACTTTGGCATGTATGAAATTACGTTTGGTGTAGCTGTTGCCATGACAGCCGGAGATACGTTTGACGTGCGTGTTTATGACACTACTGGTGCTTACGAATATTCCCGGATTCTGGAGAGAAACACGACAACTACAACTTCGTCTTTGTTCGGTTCTTTCCGTGAAAAACTAGGCCCATCAAATACAATTCAATTGCAAGTTTATCCTTCTGCCGCAAGGTCTACCAACCCCGGCGGTCAGGATTATTCTTGGATTCGTATACGGCGCGTAATGTAAGGACTGAACCATGACCGACCCAATCGACCCCCGCGACTTCGGAAAGCTGGAAGCTGAAGTAGAAGCCCTTTCCAAACAAGTCACTGCTTTGAGCAATGATGTCAAATCTCTGTTAGAGTTGGCAAACAAGTCCAAGGGCGGCTTTTGGATGGGCATGGCTATTGCCTCTGCTGCCGGTGGAGCAATGACACTTTTAGTTGAATACTTTAGGAAGTAATCCTTTTAGGAAGTAATCATGGAACCATCTCAGGCATGTATTGACCTCGTTAAAGAGTTTGAAGGTTGCAAGTTGGACGCCTACCAAGACGTGGTGGGTGTCTGGACTATCGGCTACGGCCACATCGAAGGCGTGAATCAAGGTGACACGATATCGCAACAAGAGGCTGATATCATGCTCATGTCTGACCTCCACGACAAAGCAGAAGCAGTGAGCAAATTGATTCACTATGACGTGACTCAGAATCAGTTTGACGCACTTGTTTCATTTGCTTACAACCTTGGCGTGGGAAATCTGGCATCGTCCACACTGTTGAAGATGATCAATGCAGGTAGCGCAGACGCAGCGGCAGATCAGTTTCTTCGGTGGGACAAAGCGGGCGGTGTTGAAGTTGCAGGACTTGAGCGCCGCCGTAAAGCAGAGATGGATCTCTATCAAAGTTAAACCCTATGGGGTTAGGAGTCAGTCATGGACTTAACAGGAATTGGGACTGCTGCGGAAGCGGCCAAAAGCATCATAGGCATGTTCTTCCCCGATAAGACCGCCGAGGACCAAGCCAAGTTGTCGGCTTCCCTCGCACTGCTCAACGCTCAGACCAATATCGACCAAGCGGAAGCCCAATCGACTGACCCGCTGCAACATTGGCGTGGTGGCTTGGGTTGGGTGTGTGCCTTTGCTTACTTCTGGAACTTTGTTGGTCAGCCTCTGATTGTGGCGTTTGCCATTCTGTTCGGTCATCCGATAACGCTGCCACAACTCGATATAGGACCGTTGGCGACTCTTACTATGGGTATGCTAGGTCTTGGTGGATTGCACGTTGCTGAGAGGGTTAAAGGGGTTTCCTGATGTTCTGACTTTTTAAGGGGGTCATATGAAAGCGTTGCTTTTGGGTCTGTTTATTTCTACTGCGGCAGTAGCTGCTGAAACGCCCGGAGTTGAGGTTAAATACGTCTGCAAAGATGGTATGCTCAACATCTTCGTAAAGGCCAACAAAAAAGGCATTTACCAGTTGGAGCCAATCCCTGGTGACATTTGCACAAAGAACATGACATGACAAAGAAATCGAAGAATACGCCAACCAAAGAGCAGATTGACTATTTCTTCGATAAAGTTTCTTACCATCAGGTAAGGCTTAATTTGCAAGATTGGCGTATAGAAAATTCGGGTAAATTCGCGTCCCGTGGGAACATGGCTGACGTCTTGGTAAGTTCAGAAGATAAGTTGGCTGTGGTTTCAATCGGAGGCGATTGGGGGTCCATGCCGATAAATGACAAGACTCTGAACGAGACTGCCCTACACGAAGTTCTTCATGTGTTTCTGAGAACTTTGGTCGATGCCTGCGCTTCTCGTGATGAGAAGATGATGGCTGGGGCAGAACATTCCATCGTTGTAGTCTTGGAGAAATTACTATCATGTACGACCACTTAATACAGTTTGCCACTCAGCGTGAGCTAGATTACATTGAAGCAATCCGCTTGCATGGCAGTCAAATCAAAGCAGCCAAAGCCTTAGGCACTCACCGCCGAACGGTAGACAGAGCAATCACCCGTCTGAAAATACGCGCTGCCAAACAATCCCCACAAGAACACGATTACACACGGACGGTCCCCGAGGGCTACAAAATCCGTGGCGTGTCGCAGTTCATCAATTCCGAGGGCAAGATTGCCGGACAGTGGGTCAAGACTTCTGTCGATAAAGAACACCAGTTGGAAATTATGCGCGAGGCGGCATTGACGCTTTGTGAAGATATAAAACCGGCAGAACCTGTACAAGTCCTTGGTGACGTGTATAAAAATCTCTGTAATGTGTACACGTTGACCGACTGCCACGTAGGAATGCGGGCATGGGGCAAGGAAACACAGTCAGGCGATTGGGACTTAGGGATTGCGGAAAAAACGCTTGTAGGCTGTTTTGACCACATGGTGAAGTCCTCTCCAATGGCTGAGACGTGCGTTATCGCGCAGCTTGGCGACTTCCTTCATTATGATTCGTCCATCGCTCCGGTTACCCCGCTGCACGGGCATGTGGTAGATGCTGACGGACGTATGCCCAAGATGGTTCAGGTGGCTATCCGCATCTTGCGTACCGTGATTAACTCTGCGTTGCAACGGCATCACAACGTCATCTTGTTGTTGGCCGAGGGTAACCACGACATGACATCCTCTGTTTGGCTGCGGGAGATGTTCAAGACTCTCTACGAGAACGAACCCCGTATCAAAGTGATTGACAGTGAATTGCCGTATTACGTCTATCAGCATGGCGAGACTATGCTTGCTTGGCATCACGGTCACTTGTCCAAGAAAGATCAATTGCCGCTTATCTTTGCCGCACAGTTCCCTAAAGTATGGGGGAATACGGTCAAGCGCTACGTCCACTGCGGGCACATGCACCATACGCACATCCAAGAACATGCAGGGGTTACGGTGGAACAACACCCAACCTTGGCGGCTAGGGATGCTTATGCGGCACGGGGCGGGTGGATATCTGAGCGTCAGGTAACTTCCATCACCTATTCTGACAAATACGGGCAGGTTGCGCGTAACACCGTCACTCCCGAAATGCTGGCAGTTTAGACCCTATCAGAGTAAAATACTGCCATGACTACTCCTGCAAACTTCAATTCGGCCTATCGTTGCATTGTTATGGCGCGGCAAAACGCCGGAAAATTGCAGGAGGGTCAAGAGCCTAGTTCCGAAACCCTTGCCACGGACATGAACCGCTTGTCGGACATGATATCGCTTTGGCAGACTCAGGGGCTAAAGCTGTGGCAGACTCTGGACTTGCCCGTTCCTTTTCAGGCTAACGTTGCGACTTACAGCGGTGTAGCGTTGGGCACTACACGTAACCTGCGGGTGATATCAGCCTATCAGGTGGACTCTACGGGCAACCGTACACCCTTGCAAACCTTGTCGTGGGACGAGTACACCCGTTTGTCCAACACCACGACAGCAGGTACGCCGAACTCGTATTTCGTGGACAAGCAGCCGACTCAGTTGAATGTTTCCTTTTGGCTGACGCCGGATGCTACTGCCGCTGCACAATATATTGCGCACTTGATCGTTCAGCAGCAAATTACTACCGCAGCAGGAATGCTCGATACCATCGACTTCCCCCAAGAGTGGTTCATAGCCCTCCAATGGGGGCTGGCTGCTGAAATCTGTACGGGTCAGCCTGACAGCATCGTCCAACGCTGCGAGTCCAAGGCGCACGAGTACCGCATGATGCTGGAGAACTGGGATGTGGAAGACGCCCCGACGATGTTCACCCCGGATCAGCGTTCAGCTTACGGCTATAACAACTTCCGGTAAGCACTATGGCCGGAGAAACCAACCGACTACCGCTTGTTCTCAAGCCTGAGAATCGTGACCAGACTTCGGCAAAGGACGCCAAGATCATTAACGCTTTTGTAGAGAAGAAAAGCGACGAGGAATACGAAATCTACAAGCGCCCCGGACTGTCTGTGTATCAGAGTCTAGGGGCTTCTACGGGCTTGGGCGTATACAACTGGAACAATGATATCTATTCGGTATTTGGTACTACCTTGTACAAGAATGGCGTAAGCATTGGGACGGTGGACGGTACGCATGGCAAATATAGCTTTTCTTCCAACCAGAACGTAATCCCGCAGTTGTTCCTGCATAATGGCGCTTATGCCTACGTATGGAATGGAACAACTCTATCGACTGTGACTAACAATGTTAGTACAGTTGTAAGCCTAACATGCTCGACGACTTCAGCATCTACCACGGTTACTACTACGGGATCGACTTCATCTATCGCGGTGGGGGATTCGGTGACGGGTCCAGGGATACCGAACTCGACCTATGTGGTGAGTATTACGGATGCTACCCACTTTGTAATCAGTTTTGCAGCGACTGCGACTCAGACTAACATACAACTGAACTTCACCGGAGCGGGTTATCCCGGCTCTGCTACCACGCCTATCTGTCACGGTGTTGCGTGGCTGGATGGTACGACTTACGTTATCGACACTTCCGCCAAGATATGGGGTTCCAACCTGAACGACTCCACAGCTTGGATGGCTCTGAATTACATCACCGCCCAATCAGAGCAGGACGGTGGTGTGGCTATTGCCCGTCAATTGGCCAACATCATTGCTCTGAAACAATGGACTACGGAGGTTTTCTATGATGCTGCTAACTCTATTGGTAGCCCTCTACTTCCTGTTTCAAATTCTAAGCAACCCTTTGGATGTGTAAACGCTGACTCCATAGTCTCCATTTCTGACAGGCTTATTTGGTTGGGGACGAACAAGTCCGGTGCCAAGCAAGTCGTCCTGATGGAAAACTTGGTATGCAAGGCGATCTCTACGCAGCCTATCGAGAGGTTGTTGGACACAGCCAATTGCTCCCAAGCCTATGGATGGTCCCACAAGGAGATGGGGCATATCTTCTATGGCTTGACGCTGCCGTTGGCTAACTACACGTTTGTCTATGACCTGACCTCTGGGGTTTGGTATCAGTGGACAGACCCTAACGGCAATTATTTCCCTGTGGTGGACTCTACGTTTACTTCCGCACAGGGTCACCTCATGCAGCACATTTCTAGCGGGAATCTGCTCACCCCTTCCGCCACGACTTACTCCGATCAGGGTGTACTATTCCCCGTTGATCTTTATACACCGAAGTTCGATGGCGGAACCCGATTCAGCAAGATGCTGACTTCTTTGGAAGTAATTGGCGACACTGTATCGGGTTCGATCTTGAATATACGTTTCTCTGACGACGATTACAAGTCGTGGACGAACTTCAGGAGCGTGAACTTGTTTGAGAATAGGCCCATTCTTTGGGACTGCGGCACTTTCCGTTCTCGGGCTTTCCACCTGCGGCATTTGTCCAATACGCCCATGAGAATTTCGTCGGTTGACCTCCAACTGCGTCTTGGGACTTTGTAGCCATGTCTGCAAACATCCAGCCCCCGCCAACTTGGGCACCCGTAGTAGATAAGTCTGGAGCTTTCAACCCTGTGTGGCTGTCTTGGTTCTTGTCTGTGGTAAATGTGTTGAACCAGACCGGAACAGGATCAGGCGGGATTAACCACAATCAATTGGCTGGACTGCAAGGCGGTGTTCCAAATCAGTTCTACCACTTGGATAACATGACGTTCAACTATGTTACAAATGCTAACAGTATGGGAAGACAAGTGTCCACCGCTGTTGCCATCACTGGTGGAACGGTTGACGGTACGACAATAGGTGCTACGACTCCAGCACCGGCAACGGTGACCAACTTTGCGGCAACGGGTGCGATGAAGTTCGGCACTTATACCGCTAGTGTGTTGGCTCCTACGGGGTATATCACAATTACGGATGCGGGCGGCACTTCGCGCAGGCTTTTGGTGGGCTAAGATGAAGGCTTCCGACATCATTCGTGCTGATTGGGAGAAGCATTACAGCGACAGAGGAATACCGGTAGAAGAATTGTTGGAAGGATTCCAAAAATATTGTCAAGAAGGAAAGGCATATTTCACTACCGATAAAGTGCTTACCCTGCTAAAATATGTAGGTCACGACACCGTAGAGTTCCATTGCATGAATGGCGGCGATGGGCGCGACCTTACACAAGCAGTCAACTTGCTCTGTAACAAGTTGTCAGACAGATACGAAAGGGCTGTGACGTACTTCGACAATCCCCGTATATCGGAGTTTGTCAAGTATTCAGATTTCCGCGCAAAAGTAGAGGAAATCAATCACGGCCCAGACATGAAGTATGAACTGACAATTTTTATCGGAGAAAATCATGGGCGCAATAAGCCAGATCACGGATAGCATTTCCTCTGCACTTGGTACTGATGGTTCCGGTGGTGGTTTGCTTGGTGGAATAAAGAGCCTTCAGTCCAATCCTTTGGTCCAAACCGCAGAAGAAGCAGCCGCCATATATTACGGCGGTGATGCGTTGGGCTTTTGGGGAGATGGCAGTGGCAGCACATTTTCTAGCCTATTCTCTAGCGCACCCACAGATTCAACCCTTCAAAGCACCAATGGCTTGATGGCTGCTGACAGCAATGCCGCTTCTAACGCTGCGGCAAGCCAATCATTGGCAGCAAATGCTCCTATATCGAGCGCTACAAATTCCGTGTTGGCTGATTCTTCCGCAGGAACAGCAGGGTATGGCGCTAGTTCTGCTGCTCCGGTAGCACCTGCTAGTCCTTTGTATGTTAATGGTCCTCCTGACCTTTCTGGAGGGCTTCCGCAAGCCGCTGCTGCTCAAGCTCCGGGATTGGGCGCTAAGTTGTTGAGCATGGCTCAGACCCCGAAAGGGGCATTGTCTCTTGGCACTGACCTTTACTCCGTGTATCAAGGGCAACAGTTGAATGCTGCCGCGCAAAAGTATGCCTCTGCCCAAGACCCGATGGCTCCGTATCGCGCTCAGTATGCCCAACAGTTGGCTGCTCTGAACGCAGACCCTTCCAAGCTGACTTCTTTGCCCGGATACCAAGCAGGACTTGAGGCTACTCAGCGTTCTTTGGCTGCTACCGGACAAACCACTTCAGGCGCAGGACTTGCTCAATTGGCAGGTTACGGTCAGAACTTCTATCAGAATCAGGTCAATTCTTTGGCTGGATTGGCTACACTAGGCTCTGCTGGAGGACAAGCCGGAGCAAGTGTTCTCGGAGCACAATCTCTTGCCAACAAGGCAGACGTATCTGCTGGATTGAACATCGCAAGCCTGTTTGCCCAATAAGGAATACTCATGGCCGAACTATTTGATTGGACTGCCGGGATAGACCAGCAGACTGCACAAAACAACCTGAAAGCCAGTCCTGAAGGTCAGATGGCACGTCAGCGTGGTTTGGCTGAATTGGCTCTTGTCCAAGGTCAGGCTCAAGAGCAGCAGATGCGTATTCAGGCGGATCAATCCCGCATGCAAATGCAAAAGCAAGTACCTCAAATACTTGCTCAGATGGCTGCTGGAAGGAAAGCACAAGCAGAAGCCCCTGCCCGTGCACCTGGAATTGTTGCTGATATCCAACAAAGCGTAGAAGAAGATCGAGCCTTGGCTAATGCTTTCATTAAAGCAGGTTTGGTCGATGAAGGGCGCAAGTACCAAGAGCGCGCCTTAAAGAACGAAGAACAAGCACTCAAGCTGCAAAACATGCCGATGGAGCGTCTTGAGAAGCAAAACGCTTTCTTGTCTTCTCAGGTGAAGCGTGTAGAGCAGGCTGCTGGCGCTGCATTGACCACTAAAAATGGCGTGGCTAACTACGTCAAAGAAATGCAGTCCGTCAAGAAAGAAATGCAGGATGCGGGCGTCCCTATGGATGCTGAGTTGGAGCAATTGTTGAGTATGCCTCCAACACCGGAAAACCTGCGCTATATCCAGATGCACGGTGCGACGATTAAAGACCAACTCAAGCACAACGAGTCGGCTATTGGAACGGCTAAGAATGCATCCTTTGACGACTTCAATCAAAAGCGTGAGGCTTCTCAGGCAACTGCTACCAAGGCAGAGCAACGCGCACAAGCAGCGGTAGAGGCGGCTCGACGTTCTGAAGGCGGAGCAATTGAAAAACCAGCATCCAACTACTCCAAAAATTGGGGTGAAGGTTGGGACCAACTAAGCGACGACCAAAAGGTTATTCAGACTGGTTTGATTCAAAAAACAGCGGCCAAGATCCGTGCAGGGTCTAACGCAGCATCTACGCCACGCAACATTGATGCCGTGGCAACTGCTATTGTGAAGCGTGAGTTCCAGCAACAGATGGCTACCATCAAAGGAGCTCAGGATGCCAACCTGCCTCCAGGCGAAGGACAGAAGTATTCTGACTCACAACTCCAGAACGAAGCCGATAAATTCGCTGCAATGGCTAGATCAAAAGATAAAAAATCCAGCCTTGGCGGAGTTCCCTTGCTGCAACAAGCAAAAGAATTTATGGCCGGTCAGCCAAATCCTTATGCCAAGGGTTCTCCTAATGCAATTGCTCTGGAGTCTATGGTTTCCCGATTGAAAGAAAACGGGATGAAAGTTGAAACTCCGCAAGAGGAAAAACTTGGCCCTTACGTAAGGTCGGTAGCCAACGAATTTAACATGGACCAACATAAATTAGTTGGTATGGATGCTTTAGAAAAGCATAGCTTTACTGCCGCTGCCAAGTCTATGAAGAACATTGAAGATATTGGCAATTTTATGAGTACTCACCAAGATGCTGTTGGAACCTTGGCTGCTGTTATCAAAAAAGCGAATAGTCTTTCATACAATTTGTTTAATAACAATCAGAGCGTATCACCCGAAGAAGCAGCAGATAAGTTCAATAGAGAGAACAACATCACTGGCGACGTTGCAGTCTTGAATAAAATGCTTATCACTCAATCATTGGCTGACGTTCAGGCTACCGCTGGTGGCCGCATGAATCAGTTCCTTGAAAAGACTATGGTGAGTTTGTATGACCAAAGCCTATCAGAAGGAACTCTTGAGCGAGTTATCTATAAACGTCAAGAAGAAGCGTTTAGAACAATTCAAGGCGCTGATGATTCATTGACCAAGAAAAATGTTCCAAAGTCAAAGTATCCATTTTTCCATAAAGACTTAGAAGGCGAGAATACACCTTCAAAAACATCTTCTGGCGCATCTGTAAGCAACTGGTAACAAAATATGCCACGCAATGTAACCGTAAACTTTGACGATGGTAGCCAGCACGTTTACCAGAACGCGCCGGATGATGTTACGCCTGATATGATTGAGCAGAGGGCATCCAAGGATTTTTCCGGGAAAAAGGTAAAGTCTTTGGATGGCGGTCGTGCTGGAGCAGCGCCAGAACAACAAAAACAAGATTCCACTTTGGAAAAAATTGGCAAGGGCACTGCTGCTTTTGCTCGCGGCCTTAGTTCTGAAGTTCTAGGGCTTCCGGGTTCAATGGAGTCTATGATTACTCCTGAAGTGGAAGGCCCGCTAAAAGGTCACGAAACCATCTTTCCAACCCCGCAAGAAATCCGTCAAGGGTACTCTAAGATTGGATGGGGGGAGCCTGAAAAGGGATACAAAGGATACCAAACAGCAGGAGAAGTTGCTCCTTTGGTTGCTGGTGGCGCTATGGCTGTTAAGTCGCTTGTCCCAAAAGGGATGAGCTTTGCAAAAAAAGTTCTTGGTATTGACGTAAAAGCTACTGAAGCAGAAGCATCATCCACAATTAAAAAAGCATTAGAGGAAACTTCCGCCAAGTACGAAGCCAAAGCCGCTTCTGAACAAGGCATGGCGCATGAGTTGGAAAATGTACGTGCAAGGGCGCAAAAAGAACTTGATGCAGCCGCACAACAAGGCGGGCGTCCTGATCTGCATGTTCAAGGAACAACGCTTAGAAACTCAGTAGACGGAGCGTTTACTTCTGCTGAAAAAGCCAGAACTTTGGGAACGTCAAAGCTGTATGACAAAGCAGCAAACGAAGCGCTTGCCAAGGAAAACGAAGGTCTGCGGGTAAACGTTGACAAAGTAACAGAAGACCTTGAAAAAACTATTGAA